TGGGCGATTTCGGCAACGTCAGCGGCTGATGATGTGGCGGGCGGCTTCGGCCGCCCGACCCGTCTCCGGAGATCGACATGCTCTTGAAGGCACGGAAAGGCTTCTACGGCAACGAAGGGCTGGTGCGCCGCAACCAGCTGCTCGACGTAGCCGACTATCGCGCTGCGGATCTGCAGCGGCGCGGGCTGGTGGCGCCGGTGCTTCTGGAAGGGGGCGGCCCGGGCGGCGCCGGGAACCCTACGTCGCGGCCGCCTGTGCAGAACCCGGCGAAGCCGGGGAAGCCGGCGGGCGGGACGCCGAGGCCCAGGCCCCAGGGGCGAACGGAAGCAGAGCCGGCCACCCCGACTGGTGGCCAGACTGGCGTGGCGAGACCGCGGTCCTCGTCGCCGCCGGGCCCAGCGCCGCAGCCGTCGACCTCGGCCTGGCCCGTGGACGGGCTAGGGTCGTCGTGATCAACGATTCCTGGCGCCTCGCGCCGTGGGCGGATCTGCTCTATGCCTGCGACTTCGCCTGGTGGCGCCTGCACGGTGGCGTGCCGCAGTTCGCGGGCACTAAGGTCAGCCAGGACGAGAAGGCCTGCCGAAAGCCCTGGGGTGTGCGGCAGGTGCATGTGACGCGCGAGCAGGATCGCCTGCTGCTCGACACGCCCGGCGTGCTCGGCTGGGGGGGCAACTCCGGCTTCCATGCCCTCAATCTCGCTGCGCAGTTCGGCGTCCGGCGCATCGTGCTTGTCGGCTACGACATGACGTTGGCGAACGGCGTTCACTGGCACGGCCCGCATCCTTCGGAGCTGAACAACCCGATGGCCGGAAACGTCGCTCGCTGGCGCCGCGTGATCGAGGCGGCCGCGACGACGCTGACCGGGCTCGGGATCGAGGTCCTGAACGCCTCGCCGATGTCGGCGCTCGAAGCCTATCCCAAGGTCAAGTTCGAGGACGCGCTGGCATGCTGAAGATCGCATGCGTCCTGCGCTCCGGCGGCGATTTCCGCCCCGAGCACGTCGCGCGGCTGAACTGCCAGATCGAAATGCACGACCCCGGGGCGGCGATGGTGTGCCTGACGGACATGCAGCGCGAGGTGGAGCGGTTCGGCATCGCGACCCTGCCGCTGCGCCATCGGTGGCCCGGCTGGTGGTCGAAGATGGAGATCTTCGCGAACGACGTTCGCGGCGACCTGCTGTTTCTCGACCTCGACGTGACGATCGTCGGCAGCCTCGCCGATATCGCGGCGGTGCCCGGGCCGGCGCTGATGCGCGACGTGTACCGGCCGGACGGGTTGCAGAGCGCAGTGATGGTGCTGCCGGAGGCCTGCCGCGCGGCGATCTGGGACAGCTGGAGCGCCCGGCCGCTCGGGTGGATGGACCATTACCGACGCGGCGGCGACCAGGCGTTCATTGAGCGCCACTGGCTGCAGAGCGCGCGGCGCCTGCAGGACGCGGTGCCCGGGCAGATCGTGTCGTACAAGGCCCATGTGATGCGACGAGGCGGCGGTATGCCCGCCCGCGCGCGCCTGGTGGTCCATCACGGCAAGCCGCGGCCATGGGAGGTTTAATGAAGCCGTTCGAGCAGCGCGGCGCGGCGATCCTGCGCCGGTTGCCCACAATCGCGCGGGCCGCCGAGATCGGCGTGCTGACGGGGGTCCTGTCGGAGTTCCTGCTGCGCCGGCATGTTGGACTGCATCTGTTGATGGTGGACAGCTGGGCGCCGGCTGACCGGCAGCCTGCCCGGTACAAGGCGACGGGCGACGTCCACGCGGTGCACGACGAACCCCGCGTGGCGCGGCACCGGCGCGAGGCGGAGAATAGGGCCCGGCATTTCTGCGGGCGGGCGACGATCGTGCCGACGACATCGGCGGAGGCCGCCGCGGGCGTCGCGGACGGATCGCTCGACATGGTCTTCCTCGACGCCGACCACTCCTATGAGGGCGTGCGCGAGGACATCGCGGCCTGGGCGCCGAAGGTGCGGCCGGGCGGCTGGATCGGCGGCCATGACTACGCGAACCCCGACCCCGCCTTCCGCTTCGGCGTCGATGTCGCGGTGGACGAGTGGGCCCGCAGGCACGGCTGGCGCGTCGAGACGGACTTGAATTTCACGTGGTTTGTGCGGCTCGGCGCAGCGCCCGCGTACATCCCGAGTGCTGCGACATGAAGCTGACCCGCCTGACGGAGCCGACGGTCGAGCCGGTGCCGCTCGCCGAGATGAAGGCGCACCTGCGCGTCGATCATGCGGACGAGGACGCGACGATCGGTGCCTACACGGATGCGGCGATCAGCTATGTCGAGCAGCACTGCAACCTGGCGCTGGCCCAGGCGCAGTATGCGGTGCGGCTCGATGCCGACAGCCGGCTTCCGCTGACCATCCCCGTCTGGCCGGTCGAGAGCGTCGACGCCATCGCGTTCGAGGGCGAGAGTCCGGAGACGGCGGTTGATGCGGCGGCGTATGCGCTGCTGCCATGGCGGCCCTCTCGGCTCGTCGGCAGCACTGCGGCTTGGCCATCCGCGCCGGACAGCGCGACGGCGCTGCGCATCACGGTGACGGCCGGCTGGCCGGGAGACGGCAACAGCCCGGAAGCATGGGCCGGACCCGCGTCCGTGAAGCAGGCGCTGAAGCTGCTGGTCGGCCACTGGTTTGCGAGCCGCGAGACCGTCGTCATCGGGACGATCACGGCCGAACTGCCGTTCGCCGTGAAGGCGCTGCTCGATCAGCAGAGGATCTATCTGTGAGAGCGCCATCCGCGGGCAGCCTCGACCAGCGTGTGTCGATCCAGACGGAGGTCCGCGAGCCGGATGGAGCGGGCGGGTACGATGTTGCGTGGAGCACGACGGCAACGGTTTGGGCAGATGTCATGCCGGTCAGCGGCCGGGAGCATGTGCAGGCCGGCCAGCTTCAGGGCTCGGCCATGTACGACGTGGTGATCCGCAATCGCGCGATCGCTCCCGCTCAGCGCCTGCTTTGGGGGAGTGTCGTCCTGAACATCAGACATGCACCGGATCCCGGCGCGCGAGCACTGTATCGGACGATCCGGGCGGAAGAAGGCGTCGCCGTCTGATGGCGCGCCGGGCAAGGATAACGGGGGGCAGCAATGTCCGCCGGCTGCTTCGTCGTCTCGACGACAACGTCGTGGCCTCGGTCAAGCGGGAGGTTGCCGACTTCGGCGAGGCGACGCGGCAGGACGGCATCAAGGCTGTCGCGCCGGTGAGCAAGACGATCGCCCGGAACATCGAGGTGCGGAAGTCGCGCGACGGCCTCACCGTTCGTGTCGGCATCATCACGAAGAAGGCGCGCAGGGCGGCCTACTTCTCGCGCTGGGTCGAGTTCGGCACCCGGCCGCACAGGATTGGGTCCGGTATGCACCCCGGCGTTCAGCCGAAGCCGTTCCTGATCCCGTCGTTCAAGATCAACAAGGCCTACTACCGGCCGCGGATCAACGCCGCGATCAGCCGGGCGATCCGGACGGCGGCGCGCGGCGGCACGATCACCGATCCTGGCGGCGGGGGCTCGTCGAGCGATGAGTGACGCAGGACTGGCGGTGCAGCGGGCGCTGTACCAGGCGCTCAGCGCTGCTCTGTCCGTGCCGGTGCTCGACTATGTGCCGCCGGATCAGGCAACGCCTTACGTCACCATCGGCGACATCACGACGGTGGAAGACGGGACGAAGACCGAAGACGGGCAGGAGCACACGGCGAATGTTCATGTCTGGACCCAGGCGCACCGCGGCCGCAAGGCGGCGCGGGACCTGATGAGCGCGATCTACGGCACCCTGCACAACAGCGAGAGCCTGCAGATCGACGACGGCGGCTCTCCGCCGGTCGCGACCTGGGGCCTCGTCATGTGCAGGCATGAGTACGCCGAGGTGAACCCGGATCCGGACGGGATCACAATGCACGGCGTCACGCGATTCCGGATCGTCACCCAAGGCTAGGAGTACAGGACTGTGGCTAAGGAACGCGGCACCAAGGTGCTCTTGAAAGTCGGCGACGGTGCGTCGCCGGAAGTCTTCTCGACGCTGGCCGGTCAGCAGGACACGCGCATGGCCGGCGCTTCGGCCCCCATCGACGTGGGCGACAAGGTGGGCAGCGACTGGGGCGCGACGCTCGGCGGCCTCAAGAGCATGACGGTCACCGCGACAGGCGTTGCAAATTGGCCGGATACCACCGGCCTCGACGCTCTCCGCGAGGCATGGGAAGCCGGGACGGACGTGAACTGCCGGATCGTTCTGAATTCTGCGGGTGCCCACTATGAGGGGCCGTTCCAGATCACCCAATTCGACGTGGGCGGCACGAAGGACGGTGCGACCGAGTACAGCATCACCGTGGCGAACAATGGAACGCCCGTGTATGCGGCGACCGAGCCCGCATGACGCCGAACAAGCATCGGGGCGATGTGCCCATCAGCCTTACGGTCGGGGCCAAGCCAAAGCCGTTCGTGCTTCGGCCGTCCTTCTCCGCGCTATCCGAGTGCGAGGAGGAAACCGGCCTCGAACTGCCGGCGCTCTTCCAGGCGGTGCTCACCTTCCGGCTCGGCATCAAGCGGACCGCGGCCGTCGTCGCTGCCGGACTGCGGGGAGCCGGCGAGCCCGCCACGGTGGAGACAGCGGGCGATATGCTGGCGGCCACGGGGCTCTCGGAAGTGCAGGGGGCGGTGGCGCGGTTCCTCCTGTCCGGCCTCACGGGAGGGCAAAAACTGGGGGAAGCCGACGCGGCGAAGCTGGGGATATGGGATACCCGTTTCGCCGCCTCCTCGGGATCGCAGGCGGGCTCCTGAAATGGTCGCCCGCGCAGTTCTGGTCGTCCACCCCGCACGAATTGTTTGCGGCGATCGACGTTTGGCGCGAGTCGAACGGCGATATGGAGCATGCGAGCAAGAGCGAATGGCAAGAGTGGGCGCAGCAGCTTGGGCGGTGATGCGTATCGCCGTGCATAGGGGGGGCACGTATGGCCGGTGAAGTCGACCAGCTGCTGGTCCGCATCGACGCGACCACCGAGCAGCTGCGTCGAGAGCTTCAGCGCGCCGAGCGGTCGATCTCCGGATTCGAGCGCAACGCCGACCGGAACGTCGCGGCGGTCGAGACGAGGTTCCAGCGGATGAGCGCCGGGGTAGTCCGCAGCGTCGGCGGGATCGGTGCGGCGCTCGGCGGAGTTGCGATCGGCCGGGAGATCCTGGGCACGATCACCCAGTTCGAGCAGCTCGACCAGCGCATCCGCACGCTGACCGGCACCACCGAAGCTTACGATGAGGCGCAGAACTACCTCCGCGAGACATCCAACCGCCTCGCAACGGATCTTGCCGCCACGACTGACCAATATGGCCGGCTTTTGACGCTTCAGAACTCGGGGCTGATCACCAACCAGCAGGCGCGGGCGCTGCTGGAGGGCTTCGCCGATGCGGCGGCAGCTACAGGCGCAGAGGCGGGCCAGCTCAACCAGGTAATGTACGGCCTCTCGCAGGCACTCTCGTCTGGCACGGTGCGAGCCGAAGAGTTCAATCAGGTCACCGAGCCCATGCCCGGACTCTTGCAGGCGATGGAGCGGGCTGCAGGGCTGTCTGCCGGTGGACTGCGGAGGCTCGTCAACGAGGGCGAAGTCACGTCCGAGATGTTCGGGCGCATCATGGTCGGCGCACTTAAGGAGTTCGCGGGGGAGGCCGAGAAGCGTGCCGACACCATCGGCGGCAAGTGGCAGATCCTGAACAACCAGTGGACGGACCTCCAGCGGGCGCTCGCCGAGCCAGTCACTGATGTTCTCGCGCCCATCCTGCAGACCGCGACTGATCTCCTGGAGACTCTATCGCCGATAGTCGAATTCATGGCGAAGATCGATGCATACGGCCGCCGCATCCGCCGTGCGCCCGCAGAAGCGCTGGGACTTGTCGCCCCGTACGAGGAGACGGAGCGCGCGCGTCTCCAGGAGGAGCGTGCAACCGTCCAGGCGATGATAAAGGCGCGGACCGCGTCGGGCGGGCCGTTTGCAGGGATGGAAGGTGCCGACGCTGGTCTCGCCAAGCTTCAGAAGCGCCTCCAGCTTATCGACGCGCAGTTGGTCGCCCTTGAAGGACGCTTTTATGGGCCAGACCTGCCGA